CCACGTCGAGCCGATCAGGTCAAGCGCCTTGTTCGGCTTGATGGAGACGAGCGGGAACGTCGTGGTCCAAATCGGGCCGATGTCGTTCGCGCCAACGAAGCGCACCGATCCATAGATGACCGGATCAGCGAAGATTTCGATGGTGTCCGGCGTCGGCGACGGACCGCCGGTCGGCAGACCGAGCAACGCGAAGCCCATGTTGCGGGCGGTAAACTCTTCAAGCACCATGTTCAAGGTGCCCGACAGTTCGGTGACAGCGGTGAAGTCCTTCACCTTGACGCCCGTCATGGACGAGTAGTGGTCAAGCTGAGTGACCTTCGCTTGGAATTGGAATTGCGGGCAGTTGCCGACCGGAGTGTATTCATCCTCGCCGAGAAGCTGAATGAACACTTCGCCCTTGCCGATGTAGTAGTTGCCGATATTCGGGCTGACGAGTGAGCCTTCAATATCGAATGCCGGGTTCTGTTGGTCAGCCATGGCGCGCTCCTAAACTTACGGACTCGGAAGCCCTTTGTAGTCGCTCCAAATGAGCGGGTAGTTGAAGGTGATGGAAATTCCCAACTGGCCCTTCATCTGCCGGTTCTTAGCGAGATCGGTAACACAGCCGTCGTAGACAATGTTGCCGTTGCCGCCCACAATGCTTTGCAACGTTAGATCAGGAAGGACCGCTCCCAAGATCGCCAGTCGCGCCGCATTCAAATCCTCGCCGACGTTTTCGTTAGTTCGATCACGAACGTCGAGCACTACATAAATCTCCGGGGTCATACGCATGATCGAGTCCGGCACGCCGTTCTCGACCATACCCCGTTCGGGCCGTTGCTGCCGAGGGTCTTTAACTTCGTCACCATCCAACAAGATGATGCCCGGCACTTTGGCCTTATCAAGCTCGTTTTGGTTTCGGACGATGTTGCCCGCCGGGATCGAAGTGATCTTCGCCGGAACAGGTCCGCCGAGGATCGGGATCGTCAATTCCGAGAGCAGGTCATAGACCCGTTCCAAAATAAGCTCGCGTCGGTCGGTGGTTGTCGCCATAGCATCCTCGCGGGCGCAATGGTGATGGGGGACGCACCGCCAGCGCGACATTAACCATATATCAGGGAGTGGGGCAACCGGGGTCTGAGCGCGCTTAGCGCCGGACGGTCGTTTGGTACAGGACCACGATGCCGGCCGGTGAAATCGGCTTAACCGGCATGGTGAAGGGCAAAACTTCGTCCTGGACCGGCGGCGAGCTTGCCGGCTGTTTATAGGTCACAAGCTGATCAAGATCGAAGTCCGGCGGCGTCGCCGGCACCGCGCCGAGGCCCGCCGAGATCAGCACGAGTCGATCAGTTGGGTTTGTGAGTTGCGATGCTTGATCCTTCGTCATGTAGTCGGTGATGACGATATAGCAATCGCGAAAGACGCCGCCGCGAACCAAGCTGCCCTTCATGCCGAATTTCTGGATCAGGCCATCGGCCGTCCCGCGCATTGCGGGATAGTTGAAAGGGATTATCACAGGATCACCGAACGACCGCCGCCGGCTACAAGCAAGCCGGCGCTACGCAAGATGCGGTCCACTTGAGGGATTGAAGGAAAGAACCCGAGGCCGAGCTTCGTATCGAACGTGCGACTCGTTTTGATTGGTCCGACTTCATCGCTGTAGCTCGCGAGCACGCCACCGTTCGAGACGACGGTCGGATCGTAATCGGGTTGCAGCGGCGTTCCATTGAGCACGCGGAGTGCCGCCTCGGCCGTTGCGTTCTGGATCGAAAGCGGCACGCCGTACACGTTGTCGCCATTGAAATCGACGCAACCTTGGCGCGGCCATTCGGTGTGCTGGAATGTCGAGCTTGCGGTGACGAAGCCGAGCATGTTGTTGCCCGGTCCGCCGCCGAAGAACCCATACGACATGAGCCACGGATCGAGCAGACCGATAACCGGATTGATTGCAGGATTGTCGGCGAGGAACTGAAACAGCTTCACGCCTTTGAAGCGATACCGCTGATCGAGATAGTCCGACGCTTGAACGATAGCAGTCATGATGCCGTCAATCGGCGACACCGGATATGCGTTGCCCCGCGACAGATGATATTGCTGAAAGTAATCGACGGTGCAGTAGGCATTCGCAACGTTGCGCGCGACGACGACCGTCTCGTTCGGCGAGTCGTTGACGTTCTCGCCAGTGAGCCACGTGATGAAACCTTCCTTCGGCCACTGCGACTGAATGAACGCTCCGGGCGCCCCGGAAGGGAGCATCGTCGTGATACAGAAATTGTTTGGGTCGTTGACCGCTCCCACGGTGAAGTCGAGCGCGACTTCCTGTCCATTGAAATCGAGGCCATTGTACACGCCAGTATCGCCGGGCGCGATTTGACTGTTCGGGTTCTCAATGGTCAATTGAGCAACCGTGCCTGTGCGATCCTGCACCGCGAAGATCATGTAGTCCCATACAGCGGTCATGGCAGCACCGGAATGTTATTGATGTTGGATCGGGCATTGACCGTTTGTGGCACAAGGTTAGCGCCGGAGACGGTCGCGGCGCTCGCCGCCAAGGTGACCGATGTGTCCGCCGGCTTTATCGACTGGACGAGAATGCTCTCACCGCCGCCGCTGACATTTACCGACGCAATCGGGTTTGCCGCAAGGTAGGTCAAGAGCGCAAGGATCGTCGCGTTTGTATCAGTACCGATCTTGACTTGAGCGCCGCTCGGTGTGCCAGTGACGAACGTGATAATGGTGCCGCCGATGGTGATTGTCGCGAGGTTCGCCGGGTTCGTCGGAAAGGTGATCGTCCCATACGCGGGCGCTACGGTCGAATTGACAGCGGAGGTTCCGAGCTTGTTGCGCTTGCGCACGTTGAACAAGCCGGCCTGGACGGCAGCGGTCATTTTGGCCGGGGGATTAAAGAACGCACCCATCATACAACCCCAAAACAGTGAAGCCTCGCCCCGGAAGGGCGAGGCTTCAATTCTGCCCCACTAACGGAGCGGAAGCAACCGGACACTTAGGCGCGCTGGACTGCGCCGCCGGTCGGTCGCATCGAAGGCACAACCGGACGCGGGCGAACCTGCATCTGGCGCGGCATGGCGACTGAGCCATCCGTATTTTTTATGAGATTTCCGTCCGGGCCGGCGACGGCGCGAACCGGGCGACGCCAGCCGCGCGAGTTGCCGCGCGTCATCGCCGCATCGACTCGACTTGCCGGAGCACCATAGCCGGCGCGTTCGGCGCGCTTCGCGTTCTCCGAAGCGATGTACAGTTTGACGTTCTCGGCCGGAGTGAGCGGCGGATACGCGGCGACGAATTCGGCTTTGGCTGCATTGAGTGCCGCCATCGCGGCGATTTCCTCTTTGTGGCCGTCAGCCTGTTTCGCGCGAGCATCCTTAAGCGCCTGCTCGGCGTCCACGACTCGCTGTTCAAGTTCCTGGTAGACTTCCTCTTCGGACATTTCGACCGTCTCGGTCGGCTCGGCAGCGTTCGCGGCTTGCGTCGCGTCCGCCGGCTTGCCGGCTGGATCGGCACCAGTGCGCTCGACCGGATCATTCGCGGAGAAGTCTGCGTTGAAATCGGCGTCCTTACCGACCGCCGACTTCGTAGCTCCCGCCGTCTTGGGGGCATTTTGTTCGTTTGACATAATGGTTCCTCTTTCGCTTGGGGGACTTGACGGTTCGGCCGAAACCTTGCCGCCGGCACGTGGACCCCATGGTCACGTGAAGCTCTTTGAAACCGATGCGGGAAGTCCGCGCCCGGCGAACCGAGTGCTGCCCTTCCCGCGCGCCGGGCCGGTAGCTCCCTTGCGGGCTGCACCGACACAGGGCTGAATTCGTGGCGGCCGGACCGAAGCCCGGCCGCCGGTTCTGCGCCCGCCGGAAGTCCCCCCTCTGGACGGACGCCGAAGGCTTAGTGAGAGCCGACCGGCTCGCCTTCGATACCCACCAGGGTCGAAGCGGCACGAATTTGGTCGGCGGTGTAGGAGTCGAGAAGCGTGAAAATCTCGGTGGTCGTGGTGCTCAACCGAGTAGCCTGAGCCACGAGAAATTCCTCGAATTGTTTGCTGTGACGAACGCGCGCCAAGCGGCG